CTGAAGTTATGGCAAAGAAGATTGATTCTGACCTTATTAAGGAAATGGCAGATAATGCGGTATATAAGACTGCACTTTCATCAGGTGAGCTTACTGTAGCTGCTATTGATAGTGCTTTTGATTGTTTCGGAGATCAGGTACAGAATAGCTCTTTTGCGGGTATCGTTGCACATGGAAAATTCAGAAGTGCCATTATGAGAATGGATGAATTTACAAAGATTGATAAAACATACGCTACTTCCGGAAACGGTATTGTGGATGATACAAACTGTATCGGTATGTGGAATGGTACAATCCCTGTATACCTTTCAGATCAGATGTGGGACGCTACAAACAGTGAGCCTGTAATGGCAATTGTTAAGAAGGGTGCATTAGGATATATCATGCAGAAAGAAACTACTGTCGAAGAAGAGCGAGAGGCGAAATTACTTGCTACTGACCTTATTGCTTCAAACCTGTATGCAGTAAAACTCTTAGATACTAAAGGTGTGTCTATTCTAAAGAAAACTATTGCTTAATAGCAAGTATGGATAATCTCATAGATTCTCACAATCTATGATTTTTTCATATATTGGGGTGTGATGTTATGTCACATGATGTAATGTTGCACCCTATCTTTTTAAGGCAATTATTATTTAAGGAAGGAAGATATAGATGTTAAGACCAAGTGATCTGAAGGATTATCGACTAATGAGAGGTCTGTCCCAGAGGGATGTAGCCATGTATTGCAATTTATCTCATAATTTGATCGGAGATATTGAGTTAGGACAGAGAAATCTTACAGAATATAATTATCAGGAATTTGTCAAGGGTATCAATGCAGCGTCACAGGCGAAAGTCAGAGGGACATTCGATGAAGATAAGAAAAAATTTAATGAGAAAGAAAATGCGTATGAACGGGAGCGAGTGAGAAAAGCGACTGAAAAGAAAGCTACGCAGACTAAGAGAAAAAGCACGAAACCGACTTCCAGTAAAACGGTGAGAGCTGAAAAATAGAAGGAGGACGAAGTGTTGAGATGTATTTTTGATGTAATCGTGGGTACTTACATAGGTATCTGGACACGATTACAAAAATGGAATTTGACAGAAATAAGAGTCTTGTTAAACAGGAGTTGTTGAACAGTCTGCCGGAGTGGTGGACAGAAATAAATCCAGAGGATTATTATTTAGTGCTTACAGATGATATGGATTCACTCTTTAGCACTAAGCGATTAAATACCCTATTTGGAGTAGAAATAGGCGGTTTTTATGATTTTAATAGTGGTCTTTGGCTCAATGAAGAAAAAATCGACCACGGGTGGAAAACACCTATCTTTGTTGACCTCTCAGTAGGTCAGAATCAATTATGTTTTGATAATCACAGAACATTTCTAAATAACCCATACAGGGTTAATCCAAACAATTTTCACAATGGAAGATTTAATGAAAAATATAATTTCGGTACGTTAGCTTTAGTGTGCGCTTTATATGGCGGTGTAGAGCAGATGGACGAAGAACTAAGGACGATGATACTTGCAGTTGATGGCGGTTTCATCGGATACTACAACAAATGTGGGAAATATTCTCACATAAATTTATATTGGTTAGAACAATTAGGACTTACAGAATATCTTTTACCTATTCTGAAGGAACATGATATGAAATATTTCCAGAACTTCTCAGTTGAGCATGGATTATACGATAAAATCACTATTTCAGAGGATGGTTATTTAGACTCACCTACATATGAGGTGCCAGATTGTAAGTTTGAGCTGGTGCAACCAATTAAAAAGGTATTTACGTCTGCCTATGACGCAAGGCAGCGTGTAAAAAATAATGAAAAAATTATAGTCTCGGCAGAGACTTATCAGGATCAGTACGTCCTGAATATCGCAGTATAGCGAAATATAGGAATAAAAAGGAGAAGAATCAATAATGACAAATTTTGACTATAGAACATTCAAGGAAGATTTAAAGAAGAGATTTTACTGGTGCTATTCCACTGGTGAGAAGAAGTATCTCACTGAAAAAGGTTACAAGTATCTTTTCCGTTGTACCCATTTTGAGACGGGAAATTTCTTCTGGGTTTATGATGTTTCAGATGCACTTATGGAAGATGTAAAAATCTGGAAATCACAATACCAGAAAAAGAAAGTGAGTGAAGCAGTGGTTGAATAGCAGTCTCACATCTGAAGAGATTTATGATCGTTATGGTCATGGACTTTCTGAAGAAAAAATTATGTCATTATATAAATACGAAGCTGGGGAACTGTCAAAGGAAAAATATAGTGTTAAGGAATATATGATTACATATGATCCGCTTACTGCATATGCCCTTCGACAGAAGTACCCAGTTGTCGTATGGGGAAAAATATATAGAAAGAAGAGAGCTTTTGTGTTCCGAAAATCAAGACCTAAGATGTTAGAATTTTGATTTTTTGAACACGTATTATAGAAAAATAAAGGATAAAAATTAACATGGAATATAAGAATTATAATAAACGTCCCAACAAAAAGAATTATATGGGATATGTAACACGATGGAATAAGCGAGGATACGGATTTGTCCGCTGCTATGATGATGGAGAGACTTATTATTGTAGCAAAAAGGTTATCAATGATGAGCCATATCTGGTACCGGGTTCAATTGTAAATTTCCAGATTGGACATGGAGTTGACAGGGATGGAGAACCTATGAGTTATGCGTACAATCTTCTGATGGTAGAAGAATGGGAACCTACAGAGAAAAAGCAGAAAAAATAAATTATAGGAGCAGAATATTGATGATAAAAAAAGATATTTATTGGAGAGGAATTTTTTCTCTGGAAATTACAGGTAAATGTAATTTGAATTGTCCACATTGTTTTAATAATGGATCACAAGACTATGAAATATCTACTGAAACGATAGATAGATTATTAGATTTCTCAGATAAATTTGAGCAACTACATTTTACTGGTGGAGAACCGACACTAGCACTAAATAAAATGGAGTATTTTTTAGAAGAATCTAAAAAAAGGAATATAAAAATATACAGTTTAAACATGACAACAAATGGTACAGGGTTCAATGTTGAATTTTATAATGTCCTGGATAGATATAAAAGTTATATCAAACAATGCTTGGAAGAATATTTTAAAAAATCAATAAGTGATGAATGTGCTACGGCACATATAGGTATCAGTATATCAGATGATGAATACCATGAAATAGATGCGGTTGAAGCATATAAAAAAGCCATAAAACTTAATTTTCATAAAGTTGCGTTTATTACTTTTACTACGAGAGGGAATATGGTGGCACAGGTGGGTAGAGGTAAAGATTTTGGTGTTATTGATTATAGAAAATTTAGAACAGGGAAAATTGGTGTAACACATAGAAATACATACTGTCCATATTCTAAATATCTATGCAAAATTGAAAAAGATCCTGCGGTTATGTGCATAATGAGAGTTGATTATAATGGAAATTTATATGCTAATAGTTTTAATGAACTTCTGAAAAATGAATATGTTATTTGCAATATTATGAATACAGAATCTATTTTAGATGCCATAGATGTGTGGAATAATAAAAATCCTTTATATTGTCTCGAAACACCAGGGACTAGAATAGAGGATATTAATATTGATAAAGAAATTAATATGTTATGTAATAAAATTCGACATGAGAAAAATTATAAATTATTAGGAGTGGAGGATGCAGTAAGTAATTTATTATTTTATGAAATGTACGGAAATACGGAAGAAGAGATTGAATCGAAACTTTTGGAATTTGAACCAAAAGAAGATGCAGAAGTGTTTTTATGGAATCAAAAATACGGGAAATACTCTGATATTCATTTGTTATATCCAGAATTAAAATATAAAGAATGTGAAGAGTTAGCTGAATTATCTTCTAAAAAAATACAGAATAGAAAAAGAATTTTATCGTTAAAATATAAAAATTTTATGAGAGAAATTGAACGAGAAATTCAACTCAGAAATAAAAATGTAAAAAAAAGAATCCTTTATCATAATGCACTAAAAAAGAAATATGATTCAGGGGTTGATTCAGAAATGCTATGTCAGATATGGAATGAAAAATTTAATGAAAATATAGATATTCAAGAATTTGTTGACAGTATGCAGTGCTATGAAGAATTTACTGAAGAAACAAAAGTAAATGGATTGTGTTACTGGTTTAAATGTAGAATAGACGAGTTTAAAAATGATAATATAGCAGAAGAGAAATCATTTCTGTTTGAGGATATATTACTTCATTATTTGGCATACTGTACTTTTGTAGAAAATAATCTGAGTGACAAGATGGATGATGATACGGTAAAAGGTATAGTGGATGTAGCCAGGAAATATAAATCCTTTTTTAAAGATTTATTATCTGTAGATGTACTATTATTTTCAATCCAAAACAGTAAAGATCAGAGATTGGGGTGTGAAGCTACATTTTCCGATGAAGAGTTGAAAGATGCAATGGAACGGCTCAATAATGATTTGTTATTGAGATTGAAGTATATAAAACTTTGTTACATACTTCAGAACTTGAATAAATGATACAGAGGAAGTGAAAAGATGGCGAATAAGAATGCAAATGGTAGTGGCAAGCCAGTCTGTACGGAGACTTCCATCTACCAGACCCTAAAGGCGATGCTTCACACGGACACAAAAGTTTACTATGTGATGTGGAAGTATTGCCCTGAATATTTGAAGGATCACGAAAGCGACCCCATTATGACTTTTGATGATCTGAAGAACAGATACAGAGTTTTCAAGGATACGATTACAGAGAAAACCTGTGAAAAATATATGTTGGAAGAGGGTGTACAGAATGCGGTACTATGGGTACTGAAGCGGTTGCACCAGAAGAAGCAGATAGAGCTTTATAATGCCTACTATGAGAAAGCACTGGGCGGTGATGTACAGGCTTTTAAAGCATTTGAGGATTTTTCCGATAAATTCTTTGCAGAAAATAAAGAAAATGGTCTTGTTGCACTTTTGAACAATGTTTCAGAGGAAGATTTAGAGGATAAAGAGGATTATTCCTATACTTACACAGAGTAATAGTAACAAACAGTTTTACGAATATTTATATACCAAAAACAGTGGATTCGGATTCACTGAGCAACAGGACTTAGATATTTTGAAGAAATTATATCCAGAAGCACGGCATATCAAGGTGATATACAGTGTTCCTGGTGAAGCATACTTTGTTTTAACACACTAGAGGTTGCATGAGTCATATCATGCAGCCTTTTTATTTTTGATTAAAGAGGTGAAGCACATGACAAGAGAAGAAAAATTAAAAAAGATAGTCGCTGATCCTGTCTTGTGGTGTCGCTATTTTGTTCACATCGTTGACAAGACAGGGAAAAAGGTTAGATTTGAGCCGACTTATCACCAGAAATTATTAGTTAAAAACTTCGGAAAATATAATATTGTGGCGAAGGCAAGACAGCTCGGAGTGACCTCGCTCGCAATAGCATATAGCCTATATTTGACACATACAAGACCTGATACCGTATGTATGCTTATGTCATACTCACTTGACACGGTAGATATTGTATTTAAGAAATTGAAAGCTATGTATGATGACCTTGATCCGTCCATCAAAATAAAAGACGTGGCGAATAACAGGAAGGAACTTATACTTGAAAATAGAAGCCGTATTGTATGTTGCGTATGTGGCAGTAAGGATCAGGCGAGAGGTGCCACAATCCGCTACGCGCATTTGACAGAAGTAAGCTCGATGGATGATGAAAAATTAAAGAATCAGTTAGTGGCTATAGAAGCTGCACTACGTCCTGACGGTCAAATTGTACTTGAATCAACGTCAAAGGGAATGAATTACTGGTATGAGTTATGGCAAAAAGCCGTATACCATGAATCACAGTATAAACCATTTTTCTTTAGCTGGTTGGATGATAAAAAATTATTTTTAGATGAATATAAAATGAATACAGAAATCTATTTCAACCGATACGGTAAGTATCTGGAAGTGGAAGAACTGGACGAAGAAGAATTGTCTCTGTATTACAAAATGGATGGAGATAATACCCCACTTGCCATGATGAAGTTAATGTGGCGAAGAATGAGAATTGCTAATATCGGATTGGAAAAATTTAGGC